GCATCGTGATGCGCGACAAAAGCGATCTGGCGCGCTTTGCCAAGGACGCGCTCACCCTGCAGTGGATCCGCCGTGCGGGTGAGGTGATCGAGCAGGGGCCGCACCTGGCAGCATTCGAACGCCACCGCGCCGCGGGCGAGTCGGTTGCTGAGGCAGCCATGGCTGGGCGCCGCGCGACGGTGGACTTTGGCCGCAGCGGCGACGTGCTCCAGCAGCTCAACATGATGTCGCTGTTCCTGAACGCCAGGACGCAGGGCACGCTGAACCTGGGCCGCAGCCTGCGCGACGATCCAATCGCCAGGCTGCGTCTGGGTGGGCTCGCGGCCACGGTGGCCATGAACAACGAACGCAACCGGCAATTCCCCGAGTACTGGGACATCCCCGAATACGAACGCAAGAACAACGGCATCATCATGCTGCCCGGGTCGGAAAAGAACGACAACGGGGTCGGCTACAAGAAGATCAATCGCGTCTCGATCCCGCTACGCGAGATCTCGGCGTTTACCGATCCCCTCAACTGGCTGGTGTCGCAGGCCGACCCGGACCCCGCCAAACGTGACAAGCGCTCGATCGGCGACGTGGGCATGGGCGTGCTGAGCACCGCATCGCCACTTTCTGGCAGTGATGTTGGCTCGGCGGCTGCGTCCTTGATTCCGGCTCCGCTGAAGACGCCGGTCGAGCTGCTGGCCAATCGGCGCTTCTATACCGGGTTGCCGATCGTGCCGCAGGAGTACCAGGACGTGCCGCCGTCGGCGCAGGCCAATGACCGCACCAGCCTGCTGGCGCGCAAGATCGGCGAGGAGCTGGGCATCTCACCCATGCAGCTCGACTTCATCATCAACGAGAACCTGGGCACGCTGGGCCGCTACGGGCTGGGCGTCAGCGACGCGGCCATGGGCAAGGAAGGCACCGAGCCGCTGGAGCGCCTGGGCGCAACGGCAAAAGCCATCATCGGCGGTCTGGGGTCTGGCGTCGTTCGCAACTACGGCGGGCAGATGGCAGCCGACAAGTACGAGAAGCTCGACCAGCTGATGGGCCAGTTTCAAGAGCCCATCGTGGCCAGGTCGATCCGTGCCATGCCCGAATATGCCGACGCGACCGAAGACCGGCGGCTGAACATGATGCGCTCCGCGCAGCTGCATCTGCGCGACACGCTGCGCGAACAGGTGGGCATCCCCAGCTCGACCAAGGACACTGGGCTGCCGCAGAAGTACCCGGGCGTGACCGATGCCGTCGAAGAGAGCCGCATCGATCGCGCGGTGGCGCGCTGGAACGCGTACAAGTCCGACCCCAGGAACGCGCCGGTGCCCAGCAACGAGGAAATGCAGCTCGCCAACCTGTACGGCACGCTGGCGAGTCCGATCTACAGGGCGCAGGAACAGATCTTCCAGCAGGAGAACGCCGCGATCCGGCGCATGATCGAAGAAGAGCTCGCCACGGCGCAGGGGAGGTAACCCGATGGATCCCGATCAGCTTCAGCTCCCAACCGACAGCGGCGGCTACCAGCAGCTCGTCCTCGACCAGTGGCGACGGCTCAAGGCGGAACAGGCCAGGCAGCAAGCCATCATCGACGCGGGCGGCGTCGATCCTGTTCTGAATCCGGATGGCAAGAACAATGCGGCCGCACTCCAGGTTGCTCGACAAGCGCTCGACAAGCTGAGTGCTGACGAGCGGGCGATGCTGCCGTACCTCAAGCCGTCCGCGGGGTCGCAGTCGGCGCCCACCACCAAGACGCTCGACGTGCCGCAGGCTGACGGCTCGACCATCACCTATACCTATAAGTGGAACCCGCAAGGCATTCCGCCCGGCGGAACGGCAGCCAGCGGCGCGTTCGAGCTCGACACCAGCATGCCGCCCGAGACGAAGCCGGGCGCGCAGGGTAGCCGCCCACCTACCGACCCCAGCAAGTGGACGCCGATCCGTGCCAACCCGTCCGATCCGAATAGCCGCGTCATCGCGCTGCAGGATCCCAACAACTCGAGCAATCGGGTCACCGTGCCAGCCGAGTCGACCGCGTCGCGACCCACGGTCGTCGACGGCGAGCGCGGCGCCAAGTACTCGTGGGACGGCACCACGCTCAAGACGCTGATCCAGGCCAGCCCCGAGAAGAAGCAGATCATCCAGGGCGCCGGCGGGCTGCTCCAGACATGGGACGGCTCGAACCTCGTCACCGTCCAGGCCGGCCAGTACCAGCCCAGGCCCGGCGACACCATGCAGGACGTCGACAGCAAGGGCAACCAGATCACCAGGACCTTCCAGAACGGCCAGTGGGGCACCACCAGCGTCGGTCCGTCGCTGCTGCCGGGCGCGGCCAGGGAAGGCGATACCCGCGACCTGATCCAGAACAACTACAACACCACCCAGACGTACCGAAACGGCGAGTGGATCACGACCGGGATCGGCAGCAAGGCCGTCCCTGAAAAGCCGACCCAGCTTCAGGGCTCGGCCGAGCTGCCGTACCAGGAGTTCATGGACGCGCAGGGCAACATCACCCGCCGCGACAACCCCAACTACCAGCCCAAGACGCCGGGCGACATCGCCTCGCGCGTGGGTCAGATCCAGACCCTGATGCAGGCCAAGTCCGCCGAAGTTCAGGCCAAGGTGGGCAAGAACAACTACACGGCAGAAGACGCGCTCAAGGAATTCAACACGTGGTACGACGTCAACGTCACGCCGCAGCAGTCGGCGCTCCAGGCTGCCCAGGAGCAGGTCCAGTTCCTGCGCGGCCAGGAATTGGCCAAGACGCGCACCAGCGCGCAGACAGCCGCGACCGGCTATGGCAGTGGTCTGACCAGTGCCTTCAATGCCATGGCCGGAGCGCATCCGATGCCGACCCACCCGGGCTATGCCGCGGCTTCAGCCGAGCTCGCCAAGGGCAAGATCCCCAGTGACCCGAGCGCGTTGGCGTGGACCGGTCCGAACCCGGTCGAGCTGTACCAGCAGGGCGTGCAGAACGCGCTCAAGTACATCGACCCGGCATCTGCCGCGGCCAGCGGCATGCCCGCACCGAGCTTCCAGGGCATCGATATCGGGGCCGCGCTGGGCGCCAAGAACTACGCGCCGCAGGGTATGTCCGCTCCGCCGGCTGCGCCGCCAGGAGCGCCTGCTCCGCCGCCACCACCCGGACCTCCCGTCCCGCCTGCCCCTCCGCCGCCCATGCCTGGTGGAGGTGTGAACGGCATGGGGACGCCGATCGGAGCCGGTGGCATGGCGGCGCTGATGCCCGGGCGTGCCGACCAGTTCTCGGGCGCCACGCCGCTGGGCAACGCGCTGGCACCCGCGCCGGGCTTGACGGGCACGGTCAATCCGGGCGACCCGAACTATCTGGGCGGACCGGCCGGACAGCCGATGCCCGACTGGTATCAGCAGATGATGGCGGGCATTCGCGGCGGGTGGGAGAACGCACCTGACTATTTGCCCGGCGGGTAGGAGGGATCTATGATGGCCGACGAACAAGGAAATACGCCTTCAGCGGACGAGCAGCCAACCGATGCAGCAGCACCGGAGCCGTCTTCAGACGAGCCGAAGGAAGGTTCTTCACCAGGCTGGTGGCAGCGACTGTTCAATCGCCGCCCAATAGCCCAGGAGGACACTCCAGAGCACGAGGAGTCGGACCAGCCAGGAAGCAGCGCATCGGATCTGCCCCGAACCCAGGAGGAGTTACAGCGTCGGGTTCAGAGCGAAGTCGATCGCCGCGAAGCCAAACGCGCCGCCGAACAGCGGGCCGAGCAGCGCAAGAAACTGCGCGACCAGGATCCGTGGGCGTATGCCGAAGAGGACCGCAAGGCCGAACAACAGGCCGAGCAGAGCCAGGGCATCCAGTCGTTCTTTGCGGACGTGGGCACCCAGCACGATCGCATCGCCATCGATCCGCTGATGGAAGCGCTGCCGACAAAGGAGCGCCAGCGGATCATGCAGATGGAGGGCGCCGGCAGAGGTCTGGACGGACGCAAGCTGGTGGTCGACGCAGCGCTCAAAGCGCTCGAGAAGCAGTGGAAGGCTGAGGGCGAGAAGGAAGCCGAAGCCAGGCTGCGCCGCAACCCGGCGTTCCGCAAGCAGCTCCTGAGTGAGATCCGCGGCAACGCCCCGGAACCAGAGCTCCTGCCGGCTGCCCAGGGCTCGGAAGCCGACAAGACCATGTCGAACATCTTCCGCGAGTACTACGGCATCGGCGGGGGCGCGATTCAACGACACAACAGCGCGGGCTAGTGTTCCTCTCCGGGAGCTGGCCCTGTTCTCAGGAGGGCCACTCCCACGCCGTACAACTCAATCGCCACACGCGCCGTCCCGGGCTCGGGGCCGCTGATCCCCGAAGAGGTCCAGCGCGAGATCGTGCAGTCGATCGAAGTCAAAAGCGCGGCCATGCAGCTCATGCCGCACGTGCGGATGAAACGGGCGCAGCAACGCATCCCGGTCATGTCGCAGCTGCCGGTGGCGTACTGGGTCACCGGTGCGTCTCTGGATGCCAGAGACATCGGCATGAAGCAGACGACCAGCCTGATGTGGGACAACGTCTATCTCAACGCCGAAGAGATGGCCGTGATCGTCCCCATCGCGAAAAACTTGCTCGACGACATGGACTACGACTTCTGGTCGCAGACCAAGCCCAAGATCACCGAAGCCTTCGGCGTCGCACTCGACGACGCAGTCTTCTTCGGCACCAATGCGCCGACCACCTTCCCCCCCAGCATCGTCTCGGGCGCCAACGCCGCGGGCAACCTCGTCGTCGCAGGCACGTCGACCGTCGACTTTCTGGACGACGTCAATAACGCGATGGCCACCGTCGAGGCGGACGGATTTGACGTAACTGGCTTCTGGGCACGTCGACAGGTGCGCGCCAAGCTGCGCGGCCTGCGGACCACGGACAAGGAATTCATCTACTACCCGGACGCGCCACCGACTGCCGACTCGCGCGTGGGCATGCTGTTTGGCGAGCCGATCGTGTTCAGCAACGCCGGCCTCGCCAGCTTCGCCACGGGCGCCACCGGCTACAGCATGATCGGTGGGCAGTGGGACCAGTCGATGCTCGCCATCCGCGACGACATCTCGATGGAGATGTTCGACACCGGCGTCATCACGGATGCTGGCTCGCCGCCCGTCATTCAGTACAACCTGCTCCAGCAGGACATGGTCGCGCTCAGGGTGACGGCCAGGTTTGCGTGGGCAATCCCGAACCCGGTCAACCGTCAACAGCCGACCAAGGCGTCGCGTTATCCGTTCTTCGCGATCCAGCAGAAGGCCACCACTGGAGGCGAGGGCTAGATGTTCGAGCAGCCCGATCCCAACCCACCCGAGCCGCCGCCTGAGCCAGACGACGACGACCAGCCCGAGGTGCCGGACCCAGCTCCGGCACCACCCGCCGGGTAACGCATGCCCAGCAAGACCGAAAAGCAGCGCCGCTTCATGGGCGCGGAGCTCCAGCGTGCGCGTGAGGGCAAGAAGACCCAGACCGGCATGTCCAAGAAGCAGCTCGAGGACTTCGCCAAGAAAAGGAAGAAGTAATGCCCAAGGTTCGAGCCCTGGTGCCGCTCACCCATCCCAAGAGCGGCGAGGCGATCGCGGCCGGCACCGAGGTCGACGTCGATAGCGACACGGCCGCCGACTGGCGCGCGGACGGCAAGGTGTCGCTGCTCTCAGCTGAGCAGGATGCGGCCAAGGCTGCCGAAAGCGGCAGTTACGGTGCGCGCACCGGGCGCGAGGACGTGGCCAGCACCAAGACCGAGGCGCCAAAGCCCAAGGAGAAGAAGTAGATGCCCAGGGTGAGATTCATCGCGCCGTCGGCCGATCCGCGGCCCGAGAAGGCGGGCACGGTCTACGGCGCGGGGCACGAGACGGACTACGACCCCGACGACTACGACTACATCAAACTGCTGCTGCTCGACGGCAAGGCCGAGCTGCTCGACGGTCCGCCGCCACCCGAGCTGTTCGGTGCGCCGCCGGCGTGATTACCCTGGCACAGCTCGAGCAGGAAGTAGCCCGCAGGGTCGGGCCGTTCTTCCAGGCTGCCCAGGATTCGGGCGTGCCGACGTCATCGACCACGACCAGTGCCATCATGCCCACGCTCAAGAGCAATTCGCTCCTGGGCGGGCCCGAGAACCTGTGGTTGCTGCGCCGTAGCGCCACCGACACCACCGACCGCGAGCGGCTGGTGCAGGCGTTCGATTCGGCAGCTGGGCGCGTGATCGTGGATCGCAACTGGGCGTACCCGATGGCGCCCAGCGAGCTCGCCGAATTCCACCATCTGCACCCCAGCCAGGAGCTGCGCGCCATCGTCCTGGCGGGCTTGCGGCGCTGTTTCTTCGAGGACCGCGGCCCGGTCTACACCAACACCACGATGGGCATGGACCTGACCGCGCTCTTGCCATGGCTGGTCGAGCCGTCGCAGGTACTGGGCGCACGTTCGGGCTGGCAGGGCAGCGGACCCGAGTCCCCGGTGGATGCCGTCACACAAGCCGGCCACGTCATCCTGATCGGTTCGAGCGTGCCCGAGGGAAGCTATCTCCAGGCACTGCGGCCACACTGGTCATGGGTCAACGGGACCGATTCCACCACTGGTCCGGCGGCGGACGACGACGAGCTGGCCGTCGATCTTGACTACGCCGCCGCCGCCGCCCACATCGAG